TCACATATTAACTCTAATTACTTCACCATCTTTGAACGTGAATTCCATGTAGCGTTGGAAGATGGTGATTTTTTCTACCAAGCGACGAACTAGTTGTTCATCAAAGTCTACCAGGCCATATTTATGGAATTCGACCAGTTTATTAATCTCATCAATGCTGTGTAGTTTAGCTTGCTGGTTAGTTTCACGACTCTGTACTTTTTCTTTTTGTTTCCGCAGGTCCATAATTTGTTGGGTTAGGGCATCGCAATTTTGATGCTGGTTGGCGGCCTGGATGAGCTGCATTTGGACCTCTTCCAGTTGCTTATCGAGTTGATCAAGGGTGGGTCCTTTAGAATTTTTGATGACCTTCATAATGTTAGCCTTGATCTGTTTGCCAGCTAACTCGTGTCCTTCAATGAGCTGGTTAAAGGCTTCCACGGTGGCTTCCTTTAGCAGTGGTTCTTTGACATTTCTAATCATGCATCGCCTTCCGGTTTTGCTTCGCTTTATTCGACTAGAACAACGCCAGACTGCTACCTTTTCTGGTCGGTACCACATATTCCGTTGAAAAATGTCGCCGCATTTTCCACAAAATAATTTTTGAGAGAAGCAATATTTGCCGTTAAGTCGCCGATGTTTCCCGTTTTTAGTGGTGATCCCGTTACGCCGCTGTTTGATAATCTGCTGAACTTGCATGAACACCGATTTGGGAATAATCGCCGGATGATCATTTTCCACATAATACTGGGGCATAATGCCGTTATTCTTGACGCGTTTCTTGCTCAGAAAATCAACAGTGTAAGTCTTTTGCAATAGAGCATCACCCATGTATTTCTCATTCTTTAGAATTTTTGAAACACCGCTGGATTGCCAGTTCTTTGTTTTACCACCAGTTAAAATACCATCAGCTTTGAGTGAGTCCGCGATTTGCTTCATACTCATCCCGTTTAGATAACTATAGAAGATCCGTTTGATGACTTTAGCTTCTTCCGGTTCAATTACCAGATTACCCTGAGCATCCTTGGTATAGCCGAGAAAATGATTATGGTTGACGAAGACCTTACCTTGTTGGTAGCGGTACTGGATTCCCATTTTAACGTTTTGCGATAGGGACTCACTTTCTTGCTGGGCAAGAGAAGCCATGATGGTAATCAGCACCTCACCTTTGGCATCCATGGTGTTGATGTTCTCTTTTTCAAAGAAGATGGCCACATTGATGGCTTTTAAGTCTCGGATATACTTCAAACAATCAATGGTATTTCGAGCAAACCGGCTAATTGATTTAGTGACGATCAGGTCAATTTTACCGGCTTTGCAGGCTGCAATCATCTGGTTAAATTGTTCCCGCTTCTTAGTGTTAGTCCCTGAGATTCCATCATCGGCGTAGATACCTGCAAACTCCCAGGTTGGTTCTTTTTGAATTAATTCTTTATAGTGAGCCACCTGAGTTTCATATGAACTGGCTTGTTCATCATAATCAGTCGAAACCCGGCAGTAGGCCGCCACTCGGAGCTGTTCAAATGGTAGTCTATTTTTTTGCGGTTGAACGCTATTGCCTTTTTGCTGATGAGCGGGGATAATCCTCACTTTACCCAATTAAATCACCTTCACTCTCGATAATACTGTACAAATATTCTGCTTGTTTGATTGGATCGTTGTAACGTTGTTTGATGATGTCACGGTAAAAGTGTCCATCGATAGTGGCATTTTTGTTTAGCTTTTCAGGTAGCTTTAATCCACATTTCAAGATGAACGTTGCTTTGTTTGAACTGTTAACCACAATCTGTTGAACAAATTCTTGAAATACACCTTCATCAAACTCAGTAAGCTGTTTCCCTTGATGGCACCAACGTAATAAGGTACGAACATCCTCAAAGTCATTTGCTGAATCAGTATTTTGGCCATTAAGCTGTTTAATCTTTTCCTGACATTGGTAAGTGTCTTGCTCGAGTCTAGCGGTTTGGTTGACGTAGATCGCTTTATCTAATAAACCGGCATGCATCAATTCGGTGAGCGTTTCAGCTTTGTGGTCATTTGCTTTGATTTGCTTAGTTAAAGAAATCAGTTGACCATCGCTGTTGACATTAGCTTCTTCTTTCAGGCCTTCTAACAATGGCTGAAGTAAGAACTTCTTACTGTAAACTAGCTTATTTATCATATTGCAGAAGGCAGCTTTCAGACTGGCTTCAGACACTGCCTTAGTTGGACATTGCTGAGCAGATCTTAAATGTTGCTGGCAGGCCCAGTAGATTTTATGTGGCCGCGTTTGTCGTTTGAAAATCGTCCCACATTGACCACAGATGATTTTGCCAGAAAATAGGTAGTGCTGTTGATACTTATGGCTGCCAGTTTCGATATGGCGTTTTTTGACGGCTTCTTTAAGCAGAACTTGCACTCTGTTAAAGTTTTCATGGTTAATCAAACTAGGGTGATGATCTTCAATTAGATATTGAGCGAGTTCACCTTGGTTAAAATGACGATGATATTGATCGTCACGGTAGGTTTTCTGGCAGAGCATATCACCGGTGTAATTACTGTTTCGCAAGATATTAATTACAGTGTTACTACGCCATTGGCCACCACGTTTTGTTGATACCTGCTTTTGATTTAATTCTTTAGCAATTTGACTGGCTGATGTTCCACTTAGAAATCGTTGAAAGATTTGTCGTACAGTCTTTGCTTCAGTATGGTTGATAACTAAGTTGCCATCCTCAATTGAATATCCATAGGGTGCTGAGGATACATGGAATTTGCCACTAGCAAAACGTTTCCTGATTGCCCAGCGTAGATTTCCGGCAGTTGAGTGGGATTCATCCTGGGCAATACTGCTAAGAATCGATAGAAATAACTCACTGGCCATTGCTCCAGTATTGATATGCTCTTTCTCAAAGATAATTGGAATATTCAATTGCTGTAATTCCCGGACAATCTGCAAACAATCAGTTGTATTTCGTGACAAACGGCTAATTGATTTGGTCACCACGAGGTCAATCCGGTGATTATGACAATCAGTTAGTAATTCTTTTAAGGCGTTCCGCTTGGTCATCTTGGTGCCTGAGATTCCTTCATCATAGTAGATCTTAGCCAGCTCCCAATTAGGGTGGTTGTTAATGTACTTTTGATAATGGGCACGTTGATTTTCAAGACTTTCTAGTTGTTCAAAATTATCGGTTGAAACTCGACAGTAGGCTGCCACACGGAGTTGCTTGACATCATGTTGGTAACCTTGAATTTTGGTAATGGTTGACATGACAAACCTCCTTTCGTCAGTGTGGTATGTTAGCTCTAGAACCTTGATGTATCAACACTTCCTGGTCCTAATAAGGGCGGAAATGATTGTTTATTTAAGTCATCAATTTCCTTAAATTCAGTGGTTGAGATTAGACCCTTGTTGAGTAGAACTTGAATGATTTGTTTTGATTGTTGATAATGCAAATCATTCAATAATTGTTCTGAACTAATATTATTCTTTATTGATTGCAGTGGTTGATGAGTTACCGCTTGAACTTTCTTTATCATTTTTAATTACCTCCACTAATAAGCCAGCGGAAGTAGAAAAGTAAACCCTCAAATCAACTTGCTAATTGAAACAGATTCTTTAATATATAGTAAGAGGGCGAGGTCGCTACTCTGACCCTCAAGCGTGATCTGAGATACGTGTTTTATTTGAGAAGAAGTCTTGTTTGACTCCAACCACAGTTTAGGAAGAGCTAACCATCTTATATGGTTGGCTTTTTGTTATGGTAAAAGAAAAAAGCCTGCAGACCGGAGTCCACAGGCAAAAGTTACAATAATTGATTAACTCGTTTTTGAATTTGGGTGGGGTCATAGCCGGCTTGCTTCAAGCGGTTGATTCGTTCATTACCATTTCCCCAGGATCCTCGGATAACTTCGCGTGCAATTTGGTCAACTGACTTACGGTTCAAGAGACGGTTAACCTTTTCTTGGACCACCGCATAGTCATAACCAGCAGCGGTTAAGAGCTGTTGACGATCGGTACCATTACCCCATTGACCATTTAAGACTTCAACAGCTAGCTCATCAGGGTTCTTCCTGGTAACTGGCTGCTTTTTGTTAATGACAGCTGCGTAGTCAATGTAGGCATAATCTAGATCACAGTTGCCATTGACACCTGGAACAGAACCAGTAGAGGAATGTTGCCAGATTCCGTAATTACCATTGTAGTTACAACACGGACCATATTCAGCCACCCAGACAGCATAGCGTTGAGCGACGGAAGGTGAAATGTAATTTTGCAGTGGTGATCGCGAAATATACAGTCCGGCATAGCAACCGTTTTGTTCCAAAACACTACAAAAGCTTTTCACTAAGCTATCACAGAAGTTACGACCATTGGCAAACTGCCACTTTTCTTCTAAGTCAAAGTAGATTGGAAAATCAAAATGACGATTACCAAGGACGGTTAAACAGGCCCGGGCTTCATTGGCTGCATCAGCGGGAGAAACGGCATAGGAATACCAGTAGGCACCCACTTGTAAACCAGCTGCTTTGGCTTGGGTATAATGTTCTGCAAAGTAACGGTCTTCTTGGCTTGCTGACCGACCATAACCAGCTCGGATTAGAACGAATTTAACACCACTTGCTTTGACCGCATTGAAATCCACATGGCCTTGCCATTCAGAAACATCAATTCCAGAAATCATTGATTATCACCATCCTTATCATGTAATTGTTGGAGGACACTCTTTAACTTATCGGGCACAGGTAGACCTAAGCGACTGGTATTTTCTAGTAATGAAATGCCCTCATTAGAGATATAGAAGAAAATCGTAGCAGTACGGATCGCTGAACCATTCTTTAATAGGTAAATATCAAGGCAATGTGCAATACCGACCAATAATAGAATTAACACTTTGCGCGTAAGCCCACGATGGAGAGTTTATGTTCGTTAATGGCACAAAGCACTCCGGTGATATAGTCCACTACCATGAAAATGAGTAGAACATATAGAAAACCATCCAGTCCGCCTAAGAACCAGCCGAGGAAAGCCCCAATTGCACCAAAGCATGAATTAATTACTGTTAAACTAGTTGTCTTCATTCGGATCATCAACTCCTCTCGAATATTCAGCCTTAATTTCCAGATACTCATGGTTGTACTTAACGTCATCAATAAAGCCAATATTGTAGCCACGACCTTCAAACCAAATGTTGGTTTCTTCGTCAACATCATCACGGTATCGGATGATGAATGACAGTTGTTTTTCCAATTTCACCGTGACCGCTGTGTAGTATTCCTGACCGTGTAGGGCAGAAACTTTTGCCCACACATCGCCTAAGCGAACATCCTTGTACATCGACATTCCGGTATTAGGATTTTCGCCGACATATTTCTTTTTCATCAGCGTAATGCGGCGATCTAGTTCACCAATATCAGCAATCTTACTGACCCGTTTATTTTGCTGTTGCATTAAAATTCCTCCTTCCGGTAAGGGGACAAGATAGCCCGAAGAAACTTGATCATGGCATCAAAATCAGCCGTTTCCCGATATTCGTAAAGGTAAGCTACGGTATAGAGAATCGCGGTATGAATATCATCAGGGAGAGGATCAAATGCTGATAGAGGCTGACGAAGGACATTTTCGACGGTAGCAGTCGCCGATCCAATCAACTTTGTGATGAGGTCATCTTCAACAGTGTTATCAACTCTTAGGTAGGCTTTTGCTTCGGCCAAAGTAATAGCAGCCACATTTCATCAGTCCTTTCTACTTAGCAGCCATGGCAAGAGTTTTAATGGCTTCTGGGAGGATGACTTTGCCATCTACTCGTTGCGAGCCCAAGAAACCGACTTGACCAGTTACAGCATAAAGTTCATTAAGTCGTTTAAAGGTTCGACCTTGACGATCAGCAATCCAATAGTAATTGAAATCACCAAAGAGCACTGGTTTATTAGATGCGGCCATGGATGGCATGAACGGACTAGTATAAACTGGGCAATTGAGGATTCGATCTGGTTGGCCAGCTTGAACAGAAGGCTGCCAGATATATTGACCATTGTTATCCTTCATTTTGCGAATGGTTTTCACGGTATCATCATTCATTAAGAAAACAGCATTTTGACGGTATGGTGCTCTTAAGGAATAGAAAAGTTCGATCAAATCATCAAAAGTCAATGTATCGGCCTTAGCAGCTGTGGATCCCGCAGACGCACCATTAGTGTCGGTTAAGATACCAGTTGGTTGGCCAGTGCCGGTACCCGTTAGGAAGGCTTGTTCTTCAGCATTACCAAGTCGACGACCAAATTCATCAGATAAATAGGACATCAAGTCGAAGGCGGAGTCATTCAGTAGTTCTTCCGATACCTTGATCAGAGTCCCCAATTTGTGAGCACTGAGGGATACTTGACTAAATTGAGTATTAGATTCTGTGTAGGCTGCTTCTTCCTCGAGCCAAGCAGCTGTTCCTTCGCTCGCGACAACCGGAATCTTATGTTCACCGCTATTGGTTTGAATGACATGGCTGATGGTTCGCAGGACGTTGGCTTCTTGAAGCTTTTGAATCAGTTGATTTTCAAACTCATTTGGCACTAGGAAGCCACCATCTGGATCCGTACCTTCTTTTAGTGCATCAACGACCGCATGACCACGCATCATTTGCCAAAAGTTCTGCGCATAAGCATCCTGACCCTTTGGTAATTCTCCAGCAGTCGGGGTATTAGTAAGGGCTTTAGTTGTGGGCTGATTGAGTTCTGCTTCAATTTGGGCTTGCTTATGGAGCCGATCGATTTCCTTACCCAAGTTGACGACGTCTTGTTCCATCTTTTCGTAGGTAGCGTTGTCCTCAGCAGAAAGTACATCAGCTTCTTTTTGTTTAGTGTCCAGGAAATACTTTGCTTGCTTCCAAATACGGGCACGCTTTTCTTGTAATTCAGTAATCTTGTTCATTGGTAAGTTCCTCCTAAATTAGTGTGATAACAAAGAAAGCCGCTTTTGCAGCGACTTTACAGAAATAGTAGATTTTGCTTTAGGCTTGAGTTTATTCAATAACACCAGGTCAGATTGCTTATCGGAATACGAGTAACAATCTGTGACATTCTTATTGTCACCCAGCATGGCATCAGCAAAGCCTAATTCGATAGCTTTATTGACGTTCATCCAAGTTTCGTTATCCATCATTGTTGAAATCTTTTCACGGGGCAGGTTGGTTTTCAGCTCATAGGCATTGATGATCGACTCCTTGGTTTCAGCTAGCATTTGCGCAGCGTGGTCGAGATCTCTTTCTTGACCGCCGACAATAGTCAGTGGATTGTGGATCATTAGCATAGCCGCAGGAGCCATTGAAACAGTAGTTCCAGCCATCGCAATTACCGAAGCAGCAGATGCCGCAATACCTGAGATTTTGACATTGACTTCATTCGGGTAATTCATCAGCATGGTATAAATTTGACTGGCAGCGGTACAATCACCACCAGGGGAGTTCAGCCAGAGATCGATTGGATCCTGACTTTCATTAGGTTCGTCTTGGAATACCTGTGGTGAAACATCGTCATGCACCCAGCTATCAGGAGCAATTACCCCAGAGATAGCTAGTTGCCGCTGATCACCATTTTGTTTCCAGTTCCAGAAACGTTTCATTCTTTTGTTTCCTCACTTTCTTTGGTTGTTTGCGTGTTATAGAAATTACCGGCTTGGTTAAGTGGCAGCATGTTACCGTTAACCAAGTACTGATCACCACCTTCATCAGCAGGGATACGGTTGAGATCCTCTAACTCACGAATGTCATTAGCAGATAACCAGCCATTTTGTCGACCAATGGCATACCCATTCATCCGGCTTTCGTAATCACCACGTAGTAGTCCATCAACATTGAATTTAACGAAAAACTTTCGTTGATCATCAGCGGAAAGTAGCTGTTGATTCATAGCTTGTTCCCAGCGAATACACCAAGGGTTCAGGGTGTACTTTACAAATTCGAGTGATTGTTGCTCGATATTTGAGAAAGTCGAACGATCTAGGTCACCAACCATATGCGGTGGTACACGAAAAATTCTGGCAATTTCGTCGAGTTGGAATTTTCGAGTATCAAGAAATTGCGCTTGGTCGGGTGGAATGGAAAGCTGGTGAAAAGTCATTCCTTCTTCCAAGACAGCAATGCTGTGATTATTAGATCCCGAAAATTGTGACTGCCAACTTTTCCGAAGCCGTTCAGGGTCTTTGACTACATTAGGGTGCTCTAGAACACCACCAGGCGTGGCATCATTTTTGAAGAAAGTGGCTCCGTATTGTTCGGCAGCCATGGATAATCCAATCGCATTCTTAGCCATAGCAATGGGACTGTAACCAATCAAACCATCAAAACCCAATCCGGCGATATGAAGGACTTCATCGGACAAGAGAATTACTTGTTTCGATTTATTTTTTGCCTGGTAATCATCGTAGTTGCGAGTATAGGTATAGTAGATTTCACCGTTGGCAGCTCTGTTAACGTCCATTCGATCAGGCATCAAAGGATAGAGTCCGGTGATCTTGCCTTGACCGTTTCGAATGATTTGTGCATAGGCATTACCCCACAGTAATAAATGGTTCATCATGGTTTCACGAAAGATAAAACTGGTCATTTCTGGATTTGGCGCATCATGAAGCAAAAAATAAAGCGGGTGGTTAATTGCCCGCTGTTTACCACCATCGCTGGTGTATTGATAAATATGAAGTGGTAGTTCAGCTAATCCTTCAGCCAAGACTCGAACACAAGCATAAACTGCAGTATTTTGCATTGCAGTACGTTCGGTCACATTTTGGCCAGCCATCGAACTGCCGAAGAAAAATGACATGGTGCTAGACAAGGTGTTTTTAGGTGAAGCTTTATTGGTATGGAATAATTTATTAAATAAACCCATGGCATCAACTCCTTTCAGTCCTACGCAATTACAACATCAATAGGCCTCGACCATCATAAACAGAATCACCATTATCCTCATTTCGGATAGCACGATCCAGTCCCATAATGGTGGCCACTACGCCATCAATTTTTTCGGTTGACTTAGCCTTATCCGGTTTAATATTTCCGGCTGGGTCAGTGCGGATGTAGATGTTATCCATCATCCAGCGTAAGACCGGATGACCACCATGAGCGATCTTCTTTTCCAGAGTTAATCGCATTAGTTCTTTAGTTGGAGGCGTCATGTCCTTAAATCCCTGGCCAAACGGGACCACGGTGAATCCCATACCTTCAAGATTTTGAACCATTTCGACAGCTCCCCACCGGTCGAAGGCAATTTCACGGATGTGATATTTCTTTCCCAGATCATCAATAAAGTGTTCGATGAATCCGTAGTGAACTACATTACCTTCTGTTGTTTGCAGATAACCTTGTTGTTTCCAAATATCGTATGGAACATGATCACGCCGAACTCGTAAGTCAACATTATCTTCGGGAATCCAGAAATAGGGTAGAAGGGTATAACCTTCAGAATCATCCCTTGGTGGAAACACTAGAACAAAAGCAGTGATATCAGTAGTCGACGACAGGTCGAGTCCACCGTAACAATCTCGTCCCCGTAGTTCATTAGGATCAACTGGGAAAGCACAAGCATCCCATTTATCCATCGGCATCCATCGGACATCTTGTTTAACCCACTGATTTAAACGGAGTTGACGGAAGGTGTTTTCTTCAGCAGGATTTTCTTTGGCTGAATTATAGGCATCTTTTACTTTCTCCATTTTGACTGTAATTCCTAAAGAAGGATTAGCTTTTTTCCAGATTTCGGGGCTCGACCAATCTTCATCCCGACCAGCACCATAAATTACCGGATAAAAGCGGGGATCATGTTTGCGACCTTTCATGATATCAATTGCTTTTTGATGGACTTGATAACAGATTGAATTTTCATCATTACCAGCAGTGGTTATTAGAAAGTAAAGAGGTTGTGTTCTGGCATCCCCTGATCCCTTCGTCATAACGTCATAGAGTTTCCGGTTCGGTTGGGTATGCAGTTCGTCAAAGATAACTCCGGACACATTGAACCCATGTTTAGAATAAGCGTCAGCAGATAGAACCTGATAGAAACTATTAGTGGGTTCATAGATCAGCCGTTTTTGTGAAGCGAGAATTTTGCATCGTTTCTTCAAAGCCGGGTTCATTCGTACCATATCAGCGGCCACGTCGAAAACAATCGCTGCTTGTTGCCGATCAGCGGCACAACCATACACTTCGGCTCGTTCCTCACCATCTGCACAACAAAGCAAAAGAGCGACTGCTGCCGCTAGTTCTGATTTTCCTTGTTTCTTTGGAATCTCAACATAAGCAGTATTGAATTGGCGGTAGCCATCAGGCTTCAGAATACCGAAGATGTCACGAATAATCTTTTCTTGCCAATCAATCAAGTCAAAGGGTTTTCCTGCCCAAGTTCCCTTAGTATGGCAGAGACATTCAATGAAAGAAACTGCAAAATCAGCTGCATCTTTGCTGTAAGTGGAATTCTTAGCCATAAAACGAGTTGGTTTATAATCTTTTAACTTTCTCAAGAAAACATCACTTCCTTTCATTAGTACTAAAAAAGCACTGAGAATGAACTCAATGCTTAATGATTAATTGAATTTACCAGTTAAAATCAAATTGACATAGCCGGCCCGTTCAGTAGTCAGGTAATCGATCAAATCGTGGCAGTTGTAATAGTAGGCCAGTCGTTTAACATTCTCGATATCAAACATGTTTACTTCGCCAGTATTGCGAATTTGTAAGACCTGCTGGCGAATTCGGTCACGTCTAGCTAGTTCATCTTTGATTCTGCTCATGATTAGGCCTCCTGATTCTTAAAAGCAGCTGATCCGGCTAAATTTCGTAACAGTACTTTCCGTTGTGTTTTGTATTCGGGACCGATAAAACCCAGGCGTAGTAGAAAACAACGAAAAGCATATTTCTCATTGCTTTCTTCATGAGGTTCTGACACAATCCGTTGATGATCTTTTGCATATTGCACAAGTTTGTCGATAAATTGTTGATAAGCTGTGGCATCATCAAGCTTTACCTTGTTGAACCAGTTAAATGTCACCTGTTGATCATCAACGTCTAGTTTTAGCGAATCGAGCTGACAAGCATCTTTGATTAGTTGTCCCTTGGCCCAAATTAGGTGACGCAGGTTTTCTAAGGCTTGATCGGTAAAGTCGTCTCGACGGTAAGCAAGATGCAATTTGATAATGTTAGCGGGCCGGAAACCAAGTTCTTTAAGTTTGTCGATTAGGTTGGATGGAATCTCATCAGGGGATGAAAGGTTCCCATCTTTACTGACAGTGTATTTGCCAATCTGGTATGCGTAGGTTGGTGTGTACTGATATTCAGCTTTTTGTTGAGTATAGTTAGCAATCTGTTCGACTAGCTTTTTACGCTGTTGACCATGAACATTAAAATTAATTTCCATATTCTGTACCTCCTTGTTTGATCACTGTATACATCACTCTAAAAGGCACAGATAGCAAGGCTTTCCCGCGCTTTAGGCCGGCTTCTTTAGATTACTGTAAGGAATTATATGACCATCTCTTTCCACACTGATATCTTGATCCGAATCGACTTGTTTGATGTAGCGATTAACAATCACATCACAGTATTTAGGATCCAGTTCCATCATGTAGCAAATCCGGTTGGTTTGCTCACAAGCAATGAGGGTAGATCCAGAGCCACCAAAGGGATCAAGAACCGTACAGTTAGACATTGTCGAATTCATAATTGGGTAAGCAAGTAATGGAATAGGCTTCATTGTTGGATGTTCCTTACTTTGTTTTGGTCGATCAAATTCCCAGATGGTGGATTCCTTGCGACCGGTATACCATTCGTGCTTTCCATCGTGCTTCCAGCCGTAGAGCACGGGTTCATGTTGCCATTGATAAGGGGAGCGACCGAGTACCAGTGATTGCTTTTTCCAGATACAACAACCGGATAGATAAAAACCAGCATCTTGAAAGGCTCGCCGGAAGTTCAGTCCTTCCGTATCGGCATGGAAAACATAGATGCTGGCGTCGTTAGCCATTGCAGTATTCATGTTTTGGAAAGCAGCTAATAAAAATTTATAGAACTTATCATTATCCTGATGATCGTTCTTAATCTTGCCGGCTTTACTTTGGTAATCAACGTTGTATGGTGGATCAGTAAGAACTAAGTTAACCTTATTATCGCTGAGTAATTTATGGAAACTTTCCTTTTTTGTAGCATCACCACATAGCAATGTGTGCTTTCCTAGGTGCCAAAGATCTCCTGCTTTAGAGAAGGTTGGTTTATTCAATTCACTATCAACGTCAAAGTCATCATCATGCGTGTCGTCAGCCGTGCCAAGAAGGTCGGAGATCTCATTCTCGTCAAAGCCCGTTAATGAAACATCTAAATCACTGGCTTGTAAGTCAGTCATTAGGAGGGCTAACTTATCCTTATCCCAATCACCACTGATCTTGTTGAGCGCAATGTTCAGTGTCTTTTCTTTCTCATCATCCAGACTAACGACCACACATTCGGCTTCCCGGATTCCTTCATCTTGGAGGATTTTTAACCGTTGGTGGCCACCAACCACGTGACCAGTTTGTTGGTTCCAAATAATTGGATCGACATAGCCAAATTCATGCATCGAGCGTTTTAATTTTTCATAATCAGGATCACCAGGCTTGAGATCCTTCCTTGGATTGTAATCGGCAGGGATTAAATCGGTAATTTTCTTTTTAACAAATTTCATTAGTTCATTCCTTTCCGGCTTCTTAAGAGCCGTTCCATGACATCATCTTGTGGTGTTGATCCTTGATAAGTTGTGGCGTTATTTTCCTTAACCACTTGAAAAATTTGAAACCATAATTGGCTGGACTGTTTCATATAGTCGCGGCTCATGGAAACATATGGTGAAGCAATTGCGTTACCAGTCGTAGGGTGGCGAGCGAGGAAACCAAACTTAGAGATACATTCTTCACACTGAATCCACCGGCTGACGCTAACGGCATATTGTTCAATCAATTGAGTGTTAACTAGTTTTTCACAACCACGCTCGACCAACCATTCCCAGGTTTCTTTGAAAATATCAGCGGCGTCAAATTCTAAACCATTCTTCTGTTTGGCCTTGAGGTACTTCTTGACTGGCGGCATCACGTGACCTTCCAGATTAGCTGGTTCTGGCAAATCGATGACGGTTGCTTCTTGGCCAGCTTCGAGCTTATCGTGAAGTGATTTAGATTTTCTGCCAGCCCCAACCCGAGCGCCACCACGATTTGTACCATCTTTAGCCAACTCTCTCCCTCCTTCCGGCAGGGGTTAATACCCTGTTTGATTTCGATTTTTTGTACACGAAGGCCCAGGCCCGCTCCCGCGCGAAAAATTTTTAAGGATTTGATGGCCCCCTCCGTGGTTTAGTAATGATATCGACGTGGCTTTTTATGCCAGCGATCATCCATCTGGGCGGTGATGCGGGAGTGGCATGGCTTACATAATGCCATCAGGTTCTTGAACTCGTTGGTGCCGCCGTGTTCCAGAGGCAGAACGTGATGGACCTCGGTGGCTTGGGTATACCTTCCTTGGCTCAGGCACATCTCACAGAAGGGATGGTGGAGCAAGTAGCGTTGACGGATCTTTGGCCAGCCACGATGATAGCGCGGACGACTACGTTTTGGTCGTTGGTAACGATTGTAGTGAGAACTGACTTGCTTAGCATGGACGTCACAATAAGTGTTGTGGGTTAGTCGCGGGCAGCCAGGGTAACGACAGGGTTTCTTGGGTGAGTAGGGCATGACACTCCTCCTTTCTGAGGGTATAAGAAAAGCCCAGCAGTTTTGCACCGCTAGGCTTCAATGTTATAAAGCAAATGCCTTTATCCTAATTTTCTACACTACCATCGTAACATAGATAAGCCGATTGTTTGTTCTGCGTTTTACCTTTCTAATGATGGGATCCATAAAGTAAGAGCGTGAGGTGATCGAGTGCTTTGTTCTTTCGATTGTAAGCAGTGGTTTTCGCAATGAAGTACTTGTCCATCACGATGGTTAGTCCCTCGTTCATTGACTGGTTTGGAGTGCGATAGCAGACATCTAAAACAAAGCGCTCGTCTTCAGATAACTCTTGCCAGGCTGGCTCGAACCACTTGAAGTAAAGTTGGGCTTGTTGGTAGCGTTCATTCAGCTTGGTTGTCTCATCGATGCCATGCAGCAGGCGATGCTCAGTTGGGTTATCTTTTTTACTGCTGCCAGGTACGAAACCGTAGCGTGGCGAACTGACACCAATCATTTGTTCCTTGGCTAGATTCAGGTCGTCTTGGTAAGAGTCAATGATGAACTTCATACCATCGTAATCTTTCAAGGCTGCGACGGTCGCTCGCCGTTTGTCTAAGTAGTTCCACATGATACTCATGCCATAACACTTCCTTTCAGGTTGGCTTTCACTGCGTTAATTAAAGCTAACTGGGTTTTGTCTTTGCGTTTCAGGGCCGCCAAAATGTTTTCGTCAATGGTGCCTTCAGTGATGATGTGGTGGATAACTACTGGTTGACGTTGCCCTTGCCGCCAGAGCCGAGCGTTAGTTTGCTGGTAGAGTTCCAGACTCCAAGTTAATCCATACCAGATTAAGGTAGCACCACCAGCCTGCAGGTTAAGACCATGACCAGCAGAAGCGGGATGGATCAAAGCTAAAGGAATCTTACCGGCATTCCAGTCCTGAATGTCACGGGGTGTTTTGATCTCACGAACCTTGAAACGACTTTTAATCTGGATTAGATCATGTTTGAACCAGTAAGCTACTAAGACAGGTTTACCATTAGCAGCTTCAACCAAATCTTCAAGGGCATCAAGTTTTCGCTGGTGAATTTGAATAATCTGCTGCTGGTCGTCGTAGACACAACCATTTGCCATCTGGCAAAGTTTATTCGATAGACTGGCTGCGTTGAGGGCATCGATTTGTTTACCCTGGGCTGAAACTACTAGCTGGGCATTAAGCTCGTCATAGATTGCCTGCTCACTATTACTCATTTTTACCGGAACGGTGTTCATAGTTAACGGTGGCAGACTCAAGTAATCCTTAGACTTCATAGAAATGGTGATGTCATCAATGGCGCGGTAGATACTTTGTTCAGCACCGGGCTTAGGTTTGTAGGTAAACACTTGATACATGTTTCGCTTGTCAGGGTCAAAGTAGTTCATTCGGTAAGATGAGATGAAACGGCCGAGTCGTTGGCCCATGTCTAGTACGCGGAACTCTGCCCACAAATCCATCAAGCCATTAGACGACGGTGTGCCTGTTAAGCCAACCACGCGCTTAATCAGTGGTCGCACTCGTTTGAGGGCTTTGAAGCGTTGTGAGCGGTAAGACTTAAAACTAGAGAGTTCATCGATCACCAACATGTCGTAGTCAAAGGAATTACCAGAGGATTCAATTAGCCATTTCAAGTTTTCCCGATTAATGATATAAATGTCGACATCTTGCTGCAGTGCTTTGATCCTTTGAAGCTTAGAACCAGTGACGACTGAATAGTTAAGGCCTTTTAAGTGGTCCCATTTTTCAATTTCTTCTGGCCAGGTTTGTTTAGCCACGCGCAGTGGAGCGACAACTAATACCCGTTGAACTTTCCCCTGCTGAATAAGTTGTTTAATAGCAGTTAGGGTAATGACGCTTTTACCTAGTCCCATATCAAGCAAGATGGCTGCTACGGGATGGTCCAAAATAAACCGAGTTGCATATTGTTGATATTCATGCGGTTTGTATTGCATCTAGCATTCCTCCAATCTGTCCAAATTGGTCACAAACAAAGACCTGGTAGCCAAGTTGTTTTAATTGGCTTAGCCTTTGCACTTGGAGTGGTCGGGGGCGTTTACCAGGAGCTTTCATCTCTACAAAGCCCATGTGACCATCAGGCAGGAGGACCAATCGATCAGGTACTCCGGCCATAGATGGCGAGATGAACTTTAGGCAAAGACCTCCACGTTGGTGGGTAGCTTTGACAAAAGCAGTTTCGATTTGTTTTTCTAACATTTGTAAAATCCTTCCTAAACGTTGATATATCGGTGATTCGTCAGGGTTAATGACGGTCGTGACAGTTGTTTTACTACTCTTTTCTATACTCTTTTTTTCTATTTTTATTCCTATATACAAGTAATGTAAAAGAGTGTCACGACTGTCATTAGGGTTGGTAAACACTGATGTATCAAGCTTTTAGAGTTTTAAAGTGTGACAGTCGATGACAGTCAACTGAGGAATTCATCAGCCTCAACTTTTAATCGCAGTCCCTTGATGAAACGACCGTTTTGTTTGTGTTGACGTTGAAAGCCAGCATTTTTGAGGGCCGTGTAAAAGTCAGTTGTGCTGCGGATATATTCACCGATACCTTGGCAGTATTCACGGTACTTTTGATAGAGGTCACCGGACTTTTGCTCATAACTGGGGTCAAGTTCACAATTCTCATTAAGAAAATGTCCGAGCCAATCATTGTCAGCATGGTAAGCATTGACCGCTTTATCGACTGCCGCCGGAGTAGTTAATCGGTAATTTTGCTAAATGGTTCGCTGTGCGCCTTCAATGATCCACTGCAGGACAGCCGGACCAGCCTTTTCAGTTAGGTGCTGGGCGTAATTCTTAATATCATTGCGTTTGGCAATCTTGGCTTTAAAGGGAATCACAATTAATCGCCGCCAGATTCCTTCATCGTTGCCACCTACGTGGGGCAGGTAGTTGGTATACAGCACGATGGTGTGACTGGGCGTAAAGGAAAAGGGCTTCATGTATTTCTTTTCGGCATAGATTTCATCTGTTGAACAGAGTTGCTTGACGATGGAAGTGTTCAGTCGCTTACCTTCTTCTAGTTCAGCGGAGATGATTAGCCGCTTGCCTTTGACTTCGGCCATCTCTGGTTTGACGTTTCGCCGGACACCAGTGGTCAAGGCATCAGCTGAGAGGTGACCGGTATAAGTGCCGAGTACATTAGCAATGGTGTTCCAGAAGGTTGACTTACCATTCCTCCCGCTGCCGTAAGCAATAATCAGAGCTTCCAGGTACACCTGACCGATCGCCACCAGTCCCACAATTTCTTGGACGTAATTAATCAACGCTTGGTCACCACAAAAGAATGTAGTGAGTGCTTCTTGCCAGAGTGAAGCTCCTTGATTACCAGGAACACAGGATGTGGATTTAGTGATTAATTCATCAGCTTGAATTTCCTGTTGACCGTGCATCCCTTTCTTTAAATTGAAAGCTCCGTTGGGCGTGTTCAACAAAAACGGATCAGCATCAAAATCATTAATCTCTTTGACGAGCTTTGGTCGAGAATTAGTTAAGATCCCGTTAATACCACGGGTGCTGCGTTCCTTGAGAATGAAGGCTTCGTAAGCTTTAGCATTTTCGTAATTCTTGAACGCTGCCTGTTGTTCATCGTTAAAAGTCCGACTAGCTTTAGTTTTACCCATTGCTTGCAAAGCGGATGTCACACCATTTTGCTGAATCTTCTTATAACTATTAGTGACACGAAGCTGAGCATCAGTTAATTGTTTATCGGTAAAACGTTGGACTTCGCCGAGAGCTAAAGGTTCCGATTCTTGCCAGACCTTACCGTCGAACCACATAAAACCTGATTGATTGGTGTAGCAGACCCGCTCTTTACAGTTGTTTACAAAGACATAAGATTCCCCAGTGTCCGAGTAGTCAGCTGGCTGTAAGTCATCATTGGGCTGATTGTATTTTTCGGGCGGAATATAATCTTTTTGATTAGCCATGCGTTGACCAAATTTGGTGGCACTATGCCAGATGTTTTTTAATTCCTGCTTGCTTAGTGGTGGATCACATTTAGCAGCTTCTTCCTGAAATGCCTGACGAGCTTCAGCAGTATTGCCAAGACGCATAATGATGCGACCGGCAAAATGCGAAAGGGTAGCATTACGTTTGCCTTCATGGATTGATCCGATGTTTTGCTGAGCAAAGTAACGTTGCACCATCATAAATTTGTCTACGGTTTGTGATCCTTCATGCCAGATGGCTTTAGTACTAGGCACACCAAAGACAAAACGGGCCGCATCAAGCGCATTATCATCAAAATAGGGAAAGTATTCTTGAATTTCGTGTTTTAGTTCAGCATAGGTTTTAGCATCCGTAATCTCAGTAATCGGAAAGTAGACATGAAACTTAGGCCGGGGTACTTTATGATGCTTGGCTTTCATGTTGTTGCGTGACAAGGTAATGGCGTAGGAAACATCATCGAAATAGTTAGCAATGTTTGCGGGCTTGATCCAAGTAGTCGGATCATCAGAATGATCATTATCACAATCCATAATTAGGCAGTCGGCTTTAATGAAGTTGGCAATGGTGCGTTGGTTATTTTTAAATTGACCACAGACATGGTCATAGTGGACAGCCTGTTCTAATTCCTGTGCGTTAGTGATAGTTCGTTGATGAGGATAGATAGTGTTGCTAGCCTGACCGGAATTAACTGCCGTCGATAAAGTAAAATGCATCTTTAGTTGGCCTCCATTTCGTTATTAAAGTAGCGGATATTTTTATTTTTACGTTTGGCTAAGCGGATGAAGTAGCGCATATCATGTGTTGGCTTACCAAATGACCAGGCTTCGGCGCATTTAGTTAGTAGCACAATGTTAATAAAGGCGGCTACTTGAAATTCTCGCGAATGGTGCAGGTTAATAAATTGAGGTAGGTAAAGCTGTGGACAAACGGGGATGCCACCATGTTGATAGACAAAACGGCAGTTGGAGCGCACTGTCCTGATACTTTCGGCATCGCTCTTTACTACTTCTGTAAACGGCGCAATGACAAAGATCATTGGTCGGTAGTGTGGATTCAGTTTATCTTGGCGCAGCTTGGTAATTGCTATGGTTGCTTCTGACATAGATTCAGATCCTTTCATTAAATTAGAGAACTAAAAAAGCCCTCACCAATAAGCCAGATGAGGGCAGAAAGTAAACCATTAAAATTAATCTTTTTTGTAAAAGTCGCTAACAAAACCAGCAGCGTTGAGGATTAAGCCATTGGCCCAGTCTGGAACTTCGGTCATGAGCTGAACCATGGTGTCAAGTGACCGATTGGAAGGGGCGTCAATTACGGCTTCATCGTGAATATGCATTACCACCGTATTCTCAGTAGCTTCTAACCGCCGCATTGCTTCAGCTAGCAGGTCACGACTAGTTGCTTGGACAATGTTTTCTACCAACTTGGCCCCATAGGTTTCAATTCGATCCCATTTTTTCACGGTGTTGATTCCCATGAAGGTAATCGATTCAGAACCAAAGCGATTGGTGCCGATCTTTGGTTTGGGGTAGCAAAGATAACGTCCCGATCGTAAACGAAGAAACATGCAACCACTGCGATAAATAAATTTCATTCCGTGGGTAGTTTGCGGGAGGTGCGTTTTAATGCATTCTTTAGCTGCTTTATCAACGTCCCACCAAAACTGCACAATGTGAGGACTAGCATTACGCCACATTTGAACCAGTGGCGGTAATTCATCATCAGTTAAGCCAAGCTTAGTGGCACCCATGGCTTTGAGGGCACCAATGGAACCGCCATAGCCCAGGGCGAGTTCGGCAATTTTACCCTTTTGACGGAGTTCACCATTGATGCCATGTTTGACGACCGGGACACCAAACATCTGACTCGCGGATGCACAATAGATATCTTCATTCTTGGCAAAGGATTCTTGTCGCCATTTTTCATTAGATAGCCAAGCAATCACCCGTGCTTCAACCGCTGAGAAGTCAGCCACGTAGAAATGATGATTTTTGCTAGGGATAAAAGCAGTGCGAATCAATTGTGATAAGACGTCTGGCACTGAATCATAAAGCATTGCAAGTGCTGGTACGTTGCCTTGCTTAACTAATTCGCGAGCTTCTTCGAGGTCTGGCATTGAATTACGGGGAAGATTTTGTACTTGTACAAGGCGACCAGCCCACCGACCTGTCCGGTTAGCACCATAAAATTGTAAAAGACCATGGACACGACCATCTTGGCACATAGCTTTCTGCATAGCCTGATACTTTTTGACACTTGATTTAGATAACAACTGGCGGAGAGCTAATACTTGATGGACCGTGCCGGTAGTGGTTTGTAATAGCTGTGCTACTGATGCTTTGGATAGTGAATTAGTTTTAATACCTTGCTGCTGGAGCCAGTCTTTTAGCTGTAATGGAGAGTTAGGATTTGCTAGACCTGTTAATTCTTTAGCAGTTTGTAAGTACTGGTCATGGAAGACGTTTTGACATTTGATCGCATTGTTAACCAGTTGTTGGTCAATCCGGATACCGCGATCGTTAATGTCTTGATCCATCCAGTAGTTTTCCCATTCATTCTGTGGGACGGGGAAGCATTCGAGCTTCTGGGTGATTTCCATTTCAACCTCGACGTCACGCTGATTGTATTGCTTAAACTGTTGCCATTTATCAGGAGCATGGTAGGGGAAGTTACGAGTGCGATTTTGATTGGCCTTCGTAGGTTTGCAAGGTGTACAGAAGTAGCGCACAAGCTCTTTACCAGCAGTGATCTTTTGCCGTGGTAACCCTAACACGCTTCCAACATCTCGTAGTGATAATGGCAAGCCGAGAGTGGCAGACCAAACGCGAGAACAATGCCAACCAGTTGGCTTTAAGCGGTGACCAACAAAGCGTGACAGACAGACCCGTTCAAATTGAGCATTAAAAGCACTCTTAATAATGTTGGGATTATCTAGGGCTTCAATAATCTGTGGTGGAATCTTTTCACCCTGGGTTAAGTCCACCACCTTAACGGGGCCAAAGTCGGTAGCATAACCAAAGAGCAAAAGCTCAAAATCATCGCTATCAGCGTATCGATAGACGCCAGTCTGATTTAGGTTGGTGCTGGAATAAGTTTCAATATCAATCGAAAGCTGTTTCATTAGAAATCCTTTCTACAAAAAATGGGTAGTCAAAGTCGACTGCCCATCTTTTGGTTTAAGCTAAGAAATCATCGTCATTGCTACCATCAATCGCTGTGAAGTCATCGCTGGCACTAGCATGTCCACCTAGTGGTTCTCCATCACGGATCTTTTGGATGTTACCCAGGCCACAGGCAATTCCACGGTTACCGTTGGTGTTAAAAGCATAGAAGTTAATCGATACTCGGGCATAGCAGCCACTGTAAACTTCATCACGATCAAGGATTGGTTGGACATGCTTATCCACAATCTGTGGTGCCGTGATCGAATTAGCATTGATAAAGTAACTATCTTGGTAGGCAACATCATCACGCTCCACATCCCCATCTCGAAGAGGTAGCTTGAGAGTGGCCTTATTAGGCTTCTTACCACCAAACTTTCCAATTCCTTCCTGAATGGCAGCATCGATAGCTTTTTCGATGGCAGTGACTGTCTTTTGATCGGACTTGGGGATGATTAGACTAACTGAATACTTTTCCTTACCACCATTGATAGACTTAGGTTCCCAGATGTTGGCATAAGAGAGACGAGTGTTGATACCGGTAACGACCTTAGTTTGTTGTGACATATTATTTTTCCTCCTTAAATTCATCTTGTGGGTTAGATTTGCTAATACTCTGACGTTGATCGGAATTTGGCACCAGAGTTGGCTTACCCGCAGGTTTAACAATTTCTTGACTAAACAGTTCGGTGAATTTCTTCTTACCGACCTGTTTTTCTAGTTTTGTAATCGGTAATAGCTTCTTTTGGTAAATATCATGGTAGCCATGTTCTTCAGCAATTTTTGCTACGGCAGCTTCATCCTTGTAATGGCGGACAGACCTACCTTCGACTATTTTGTAACCAGGCCACTGCTTACCATGGTTAATGGCTAGGTCAGCGGCATAGTCTTTAATTTCGTGAGCCCAACGATTCAAATCATCGATGTGCTCGAGAACCTCGGTTACCTCACTATCTGTTAGCAAGTTCGGTGACCGTAGTTGAAAGCGGGTGAGCTTGTGATGATAGTCAAAACGAGCTCGCAGTACAGCATTACAAGCGGAGAATTGGCACCAAGGACCATAATGGACGGTACCTTTGCCAGCAAATGCGAGTTCGGCTTTCTCTTTTAATTCGGAATTGGCCCAGTGCATTAGTTCTTTAGCATTAATGGTCCAGGTACTAATATTGGCCATCCGAGGTTGAAAGATTGTCGTTTCAACTTCATCAACGTTGTACAGACTGCCGAACATTTCTAGTGCACCGACGGCATAGAGTTTCATCTGGGGATTGTTCTGCGCTTCTACCCGGACACCCTTGCCATACTTAAAGTCGATAATATGGAGTAGGTGATCAGAAACAATTACGCAGTCGCCAGTACCAAAACCTTCAGGCACATATTTAGAAAAGTCCAGTTTCTGTTCCACACGGATGGTGGCGTCGGGTGCGTATTCTTTAGCTTTGTGATATTGTTCCAGAACATAGCTAGCGTAATCATCGGTTAGGTTTTCCATCTCATCTGATTGGTAATCAGAGGTAGGGCGCTTGAATTTGTTGCCAAGCAGTCGATGAATCTTATATTCACCTAAGGCATGGGCAGCAGTTCCTTCAGCGGCAGCACTTGAAGTAGAATGTGGAAAGTATTGTTCCAACCGTGGAAGTGGCGGAGCGCTTAACCAGCGGTTAGCACTGGAAGCTGATAGCAAAGCATGATGTTTTGGTGAACTCATTGCCCTAATCCCTCCGCACTGTAGTAAAGATCTTCGTAATCTTTAGGGTCCACATCAGAGAGTTTCTCGGCACCGAACTTATGAAGCAAAGCTTTAACTTGGTCGGTATAACCTTCTGCGCTCTTCTTTGCTAGCATCTTCCGGACCGTTACTTTATCTTCAACCGGGTTACGCTTTGGTTGTCCATCATCACTTGAAGCTTCATTTTCGTTGCTTGATAACAATTGACGGATGGACTGGACGGTTTCTTTGATTTGGTCAATTTGTGTTTCAAGTTCCTTGAGTTTCAAATCAAGGTCATTCATTACGCTCATCGGAATCCTCCTTTATTTCATTAATCTCTAGTTGTTGAACATCTTTGCCAGGTGCAATCACCATTAAGTGGTGTGGGTTGCCGAGCAACAAACGCAGCAGCCGTTCACGGATTGTGATTTGACACATGTTGACGACACCATTTTGGTGAGAATGCTTGGCTACTGAAATTGCAATTTTATTAGCCATGATGGTTATCCTTTCTTATTAAATTTGGTAAGGGATAATTGCCTTACACTTACAGGCCACGGGAAACAAAAAAGTAAACGATTAGTTTTGAAGAATTTTTTTGAGGCGTCGCTTGATGGTTTGCAAACGTTTAGTAATTGCCATTTTGCTGACACCTTCTTCTTTGGCAATGTCGATCTGTTTCATACCGTCCCAGAACTTCTTCATAAGTAACTTTCGCTGTGCTGGTGTAAGTTGACTGACACTCTGGTGGAGTTGATCCATTTCTTCCTTATTAATTACCTCTTGCAACGGATCAGCATCATCTTTTACCAGGGCGCCATATGGGTCATAGGCTTCGAGTGAAACATGACGACGGGTTTCACGGTGGTTATCGTTGTATTCAATACGATTAAGTTCGATGATTTCTTTGCCTTTAGCTTCTGTGACCGTGATTTCTTTGATCCCAGTTGGTTGATGTAGCTTAATGTGCATACTGCCATCTTTAGTGTCTGAGATCTCCATGTTGAGCTGGTGACGGTCGTCGTAGTATTTCTTCATAAAAAATTCCTCCTCTTGGATCTCCCAAGCGAAGGAATCGAAGGCATACTAAAAGCCACTAACAAGGCAATAAGAAACAGACCTAAACGATAAATCGCTTGGGTACTGCAACTTGCCTTACTAGTGGCTTGTTACAGGATGTTATTCAGTTAAGTGCATGCTAGTAAAAGTTGTTGATCGAGCAACACATGCTGTTCAGCTACAATAGGGTAACGAGTACATACGGATAAATAATTAAAAACTTGATATAATAAAAAAGCGTAATATACGAGTTTCAATATTTTTTGATACTGCTCTATGTAACTGTAGTAAAGAAGTTGTATTTCTTTACGTCTTCTAACCTGTCGTTTCTTTAGTCGATGTCAACAGGAATATTGCTTTACTTCCTTTACTTTTGTTACTATTTTTGGAATCGAAGGTAGAGATAAATGGAAAAAGTGACTTATGATCATATGTACTTGTGCGGATGCGTATTTTTCTTTTTGCTATTACAAGCTGTAAAACCAAATGAAACTGCTAGATCTCATAGGGCCGGAGGTCATGATAAACATTCGGACTCTATCGTTATGAAGGACCTAATTTACACATTTACAGGTAGAAATGACTTTGGAACTGTTAAGGACACTTCACAATATAAGGAAGGAAAAACTGAGGGGACAGTAAATCTTCCTTTCAACGATGGGGCGATAATAAATGCTTTTAAAGCCCTTATTAGTAAAAACCACTTATTGACCTTGTCTAGAATGAAAAAATTTGTGAGCGAGCATTTAAATCGTGATGTTAGTGAGTGGCTCGTGGGGGCAATACTAGATATCATTAGCTGTGACGATACTATTGCAAATAATTGCCCATTTTATGTGAAAAGCGACGGCAACGAATTATCTAAGAGTCAGCTGCTGGAAACTAACAAATTTGAGCTAGAACCATTTTTAGTTGGAATACTTCTTTTTATTTTGACGGAAAGGCGGGGAAAAAATCAGAATGGAAAGGCGACTTTAAATCTGCTGGGTGAGAAAAAAGCAAGAAAACCGAGAAATTTTGAATCTAAGGTTGGCCAATCTAGAGCTGAGAACATTATTGTTACTGAATGGCATGGAGATGCACACTTAGTTAAAGAAAAAACTAGACAAAATAAAAAAGCCTCCACGGAGGATTCCATGGAAGCTAATGTAATAAAAATGCAAGCTCAAGATTCACAAAATGATAATTCTAAGGGTGAAAAGAAGCAGACGATGATTAATCATCAAACGAACATAGTCCAAAATGGTGACCATAACGTCAACATAACAAATAATGGAACAATGAATCTCAATTTATAAGGAATGGAAAAATTGAATAATGATATAAATCGGAATGAAAATGTGCCATCGAACAAGATAAGCGGCCCATCGATAAAGCAGTTAGAACAAAATGGTGACCATAACGTCAACATTACAAATAATCAAGGTGGAACTGTTAACCTTAATTTTAATAATTCTCATTCTATAGGCCATGAAGCTGAAGATTTAATGGCTATCCAAACGTTTAGTAAAGTGTACTATCAATTATTAGTGACGAATGTATTGGTTGGTGGCTCTGCAATAATTCCCGCTAATCGTTCGCTACTACCTAATATGGTCCCTATTGAAATATTTAGCTCATGTTCGGAGCTTTCAGACCGTGGAATAGAAAAGCTAAAAACTATTCCTGCAATTATTTGTCAAAAGAATACAGAATTTTATGGCAAAACAAGTCCATCGCAATCGGCATGGTATTGCCGTATAACGGACGTAGTGATAGAAAAAAGTATAATAAGAGTGTTCTTTCATCCATTGGGGGCATTTGAACAAAATAAACTCGGTTACCAGCAAAACGCTTCTTTCTTTGGTATTAATATAGATTGTATGTTGACAGACTTAAATTTGCCTGGATGGTATGTGCACAAGATAAATATTTTTAACGCTTTCGACAAAGCTGGCATATCTGGAATGCCACAACCCTAATTAAATTATTTGGAGCTGCAATATGGAAAAACTAAAATCGGAAATCACAAGTGTAGTTATAAGTGATGCTACCTTTAAGAAAAACTCACCAATAATTCACCCAACGTTTATTAATTATTTTTTTGGCAACAATGGTACAGGGAAATCTACTATTGCTAAAACTATAAAGTCTGGCGATGGGGTAAAGTTTAAGAATGGCGACAATCTAAATGATTATGAGATTTTACTATACGACCAAAATTATATAGATGAAAACATCAAAGAACATGATGGGCTGCCAGGGGTCTTCACCGTAAATAAAAAGAATGCAGAGATTGAAAAAGAAATTGCTTCATTATTAGAAAGCGAAGAACAATCTTGGGAAAAAATTAACGAAGCAACTTCGAGTATAGAAGCATTAGAAAATCGTCAAAATACTTTAGAAGAACAAATTAAATCGAAATGCTGGGAAAAGACAAAATCAATTCGTAAGCAATTTGCTAAAACACAAAACGGATACCGCAGTTCAAAGAAAAAATTTATTGATGAGGTAAGAAGACATGATGCCAAAGAACATGATATTAAGCAATTGGATACTTTGTATTCGATCGCATATTCTAAATCTGCAAGGCAATATCCATTGTTTAACGAGATTCAGTCAATTGCCGTTTTAGATAATATTTCTGGTAGCGAAATATTGTCAAAGAAAATTGTAAATTCTGCTGACACCGATTTGGCGGTTTTTTTAAAGCAAATAGGTGCTACGGAATGGGCACGACAGGGGCATGATCAATTTCATGAAAGAACAAATGGTAGATGCCCATATTGTTCTCAATTACTAAACCCAGATTTTGAATTAGAATTTGTAAGAAGTTTTGACGACCAGTATGAAAGTAACAGACATGAGCTAAATGAATTTTTGAAAAAATATCGGGATTCCGCAAATAAACTATTTTTGTCTTTGGCACAAAAGCCTGATCCACTATATCCAGATATTAATATGGAAGGATATGATGATAAGCTTCGACTGATTAAGTCATTAATTACGTCGAATATTGATAAAATACAATCAAAAATCGATGAGCCCACAAGAGTTGTCGTTTTAGAAAAAATTGGGCCGTTGCTGGATGAACTTTCACATTTAATAACAAAATTCAATAAATCAATAATTGAGAATAATGAAATAGTAACTTCTCTCAATCAAAAGCGTGAAGAATGCCAGCAAAAGATTTTCGAATACTTGGCAAATATGTTAAAAATCGATATAGAAGAGTTTGATTCAGTAAATAGAGACATTAATGAAGAAATTCAAAGGAAAAATAAAGTTAAGCAAGCAGCATCTGATAATATAAATGGCTTTAAAAAGAAAATCAGACAACTTAATAAGCAAACAGTTGAAACTGAAACAGCAATGAATAATATTAATTTAATGCTTAAAAGTTCGGGATTACAGGGATTCCATCTTATTCCTAAACAGGAAATGTCAGGGACATTAATACGCAACTATGAAATTGTAAGAAATGACTCCGGGCATGTTGCTGAAAATCTTAGTGAGGGTGAACGAAACTTTATAGCCTTTTTGTACTTTTTACAGCAGGTGTATGGTAATAATAGTACATCTGAAGAGGTTAAAAAGAAGATAATAATCATTGATGATCCAGTAACCAGTATGGATAGTGGAACTATGTTCATTATCGGAGCCGAGATACGTAAATTAATCGAAATTTGTCGAAATAATGTTGATAATCGGGATAGCTTAGCTTCGGGCAATTTAATTAAACAAATCTTTATTTTTACACATAATGCATTCTTTCAAAGAGATATAACTTCTCTTCGAACAAAGGAATATCAGTATGTTTCATTTTATTTGATTACAAAGCATGATAATTGCTCGGAAATTAAGTTATGTGAAAAAATCAATCCAAATTGTCCTACTCAAAAATTGAATTTTAATCCTGTCACAAATTCCTATACTGCTTTATGGCGGGAGTATAAAGAAACAAAAAGTTGTCTTTCATTAATGAATATTATTCGACGTATTTTAGAATACTATTTTCTACAAATATGTGGCTATACCGGTGATGATATACGACGAAGAGTTTTGATAGACCATAGGGATGAATTTGCAGACAAAGATGATAGTACAGGACAATATCAACTGGTATCGTCAATGTTAGCTCATATGTCGGCTGCTAGGTTTGGAATTTCTGATGACCTGCTTTTTATTGACGATAATTTGGATGGAAATGTAGACCAGTATAGAAAAACTTTTAAGTTGATTTTCAAGTGTATGGGGCAAGAACAACATTTTAATATGATGGTAGATGAAGCATAGTAAAGGATGGAGAATAACAAATGGTAAAAATTGATACTTCTTGGGATGAACAGCCAGTAGATATTACTAGTGAGGCTAACTTTATCTGGTCTATTGCCAATAAGTTACGTGGTACCTACATGCCTGATAAATATGGGGATGTCATTATTCCGATGACTATTATTAGGAGATTTGAATGTGCCCTAGAGCCAACAAAAGATAAGGTGCTGGCGCAATATGAGGCAATGCCAACATATCCAGCTAGAGCGATGTATAAGATTAGTGGATTTCAGTTCTATAATACTAGTAAATTTGATCTGCAAGAATTATGTAATGATCCTGATAATATTAATTCTAATTTCAAATCATATTTAGCTGGTTTTTCGGCAGATGTTCAAGAGATCCTCCGAAATTTAGATATTGAAAGCAACATTAATAAAATGGATAAAGGCGGATGCTTATATAGCGTTGTTAAAGCATTCTCTGAACTTGATTTAAGTGTTGCTAAATTTGACAGCATCAAAATGGGATACATCTTTGAAAATTTAATTGCCCGTTTTTACCAGAACGTTGACGCTGGGCAATTTTACACCGGTCGTGACATTATTCGTCTTTGTGTCTCTTTATTACTTGCAGAGGGTAGTGAAGATATTTTAGAAGATAACAAGGTTGTCACTGTCTTGGACCAAGCATGTGGGACAGGCGGTATGCTATCAACCGCATATACTTACTTGAAACACTTGAATCCGACAGCTGATGTACACCTTTTTGGTCAAGAATTAATGGGGCAATCTTATGCAGTTGGGTTAGCCGAAATGTTAATCAAAGATCAAAATATCGATAATTTTAAGCACGCGGATACCCTGAAGGAAGATTGCTTTCCAAATCAAAAAATGCGTTTTGTGTTAGAAAATCCGCCATTTGGTACTCCATGGGGAGGTAAAGATGCAAAACAGGGCCAAGAAGAATCAGTTAAAGAAGAATATTTAAAGGGAGATAGTAGTCGTTGGCCAGCTGGGCTACCCAAATCGAGTGATGCACAATTATTATTCTTACAATCGGCTTTGAATAAGCTAGATAATAATGGTCGAGCTGCTATTATCGAAAATGGTTCACCATTATTTACGGGAGATACTGCCTCTGGAGAATCACAAATACGACGTTGGCTATTAGAAAATGATTATTTGGATGCCATCATCGCCATGCCAACAGATCTGTTTTATAACACACCTATAGCTACATATATCTGGATTTTAAGCAAGAATAAGGTCAATAAACGTAAAAATAAAATACAATTTATTGACGCTACTAATATTTTTGAAAAATTAAGAAAACCATTGGGGAAGAAAAGAAATGAATTTTCAAAAGAAAATCGAGCCCAAATTGTTAAATTGTATACAGATTTTCAGGAGAATAAACTTTCACAAATCCATGATAATTCAGAATTTATTTATCGTGAATATACGGTAATGCAACCATTACAGCGTTGTTATGCAATTACTGAACAACGTATCCAAAACATGGTTCCTAATTTGCGTAACTTTTTTGATCCGGTTAAGTATACTGAACTGAAGGATAACGCAAGAAATTTATCAGCCCGTGATACTAAGAAATTAATTAAATTTAAGAATAATAAGCCAATATATGATCAGCTAATTTCGATTCTTAAGAACAATGTTTCCGATAAAGTTTATAAATCTCCCGAGACATTTATACCAGTAATAAAAGATCTAATGTCAGATATTGTTGATAATAGATTGCTAAAAAAAATAGTTGAAGGACTATCACAGATGGATAAATCAGCTGAAGTTCAAACTGACAAAAAGGGAAACATTATTTACGATAGAGATACTGCCGATTCTGAGATTGTTAATATTAATACATCGATAGATAAACATATGGAAAAGTATGTATTGCCATTTATTCCTGATGCAAAAGCGTTTTTTGAAGAAGATCTAGGTAAAAAGCGACCGGTCATTAAAACAGGAGCCGAAATTCCCTTTACTCGTTACTTTTATGAATATCAAAAACTAGAGAAATCTAATGTATTAGGTGACAAGATCAGAAATTTAGAAAATAAAATTAATGCAGAAATGCAAGAGTTGTTCAGGTAGAGGTGAGTTAGTAGTGAAGATGAAGGAAAGTGGAATTGAGTGGATTGGAAAAATTCCAGAGACATGGTCACAAGTAAAATTTAATGCTCTTTATAATAATAGAAATATGAAAGTTAATGATAAAGATTACGTGCCATTGTCAGTTACAAAGAAGGGAATTGTCCCTCAACTTGAAACAGCTGCTAAGACAAATGATAATAATAATCGGAAATTAGTAAAAGCTGGAGATTTTGTTATTAATAGTCGTTCAGACAGACGTGGTTCTTGTGGTATTTCTTCGTTAGACGGCTCCGTTTCGCTGATTAATACTGTTTTAAAACCACAAAGTGATCAAATGGATCCATTATTCTTTAACTTTTTATTTCATACCACTCAATTTGCAGATGAATTTTATAAGTGGGGACATGGTATTGTAGATGATCTATGGACAACCAACTGGCAAGATATGAAAAATATTACGTTAATTTTGCCACCAATACTTGAACAACGTAATATAGCTAAATTTTTGAACATAAAAACCTTGGAAATAGATAAGGTTTCTAATCAAATAGCTGATGAGATTGAGAAATTAAGGTTATATGAAAATAGCTTAATTACTCATGTTGTTACTAAAGGATTAGACTCTAGTGTTTTGATGAAAAAAAGTAATGTCGAATGGATTGATGAAATACCCCAAAAATGGGAAATGAAACGTCTTGAATATATAGCTTGGGTGAGAGCAAGATTAGGGTGGAAAGGATTAAAGGCAGAAGAATACGTAGATCATGGATATCCATTATTATCGGCATTTAATATTGTGGATAATAAGTTAGATTTATCGCGTAATATTAATTACATCACTAAATTAAGATTTGATGAATCTCCTGAAATAAAGTTGTCTTCTAAAGACATTATTATAGTAAAGGATGGAGCCGGAATTGGTAAATGCGCTAGAATCGATAATTTGGATCCTTATAAGTTCGGGACCACAGTTAATAGTTCACTTGCTGTGATCTCAGCAAATTTAGAAATCAACTATAAATATCTTTATTTCTATTTAATAAGTAATGTATTTAAAAATGAAGTAGATTATATTTTAAATGGTATGGGTGTTCCTCATTTAACTTTAGAACGGCTAAAAAAGATACCTATAGCTGTGCCACCGATTGATATTCAAAATAATATAGCTAAATATTTAGATAAAGAAACAGAAAAAATTAATAAAATAATTAATTTAAAACAAAGACAACTATCTTTGTTGAACAATTATAAGAACTCTTTAATTTTCGAATATACTACAGGGAAAAAACAGGTTCCAAGTAATAATAGGTGAATTTAAATGCGCGGACAAATAAATGAACGATATGAATATCAGCAGGAAATAATAGAACATCTAGTTGAAGAGAATGGTTATGTTGAAAGAGACCATAGCAACTTTGATAAAAAGTTTGCTATGGATCCAGAATTACTTTTTCAGTTTCTAAAGGATACTCAACCAGAAAAATTAGAAGAATTAACTAAACAGTTTAAGGAAGATACTGAAGAGACAATTATCAACACTATCAATAAATTTATTCTTAGTAAGAAAGGAAGTCTACTTTCTGCATTAAAACATGGTGTTGATGTTAACAACCAACATTTAACTTTATTATATGGAAAGCCGGCTACTAACTTTAATCCTGAGCTCTCAAAGTTGTATTCTGAAAACATTTTTTCTGTAATGCAAGAGGTCTATGCAGATAAGGAGAATAAAGAACGGATTGATCTTGTGATCTTCCTAAATGGTTTTGCCATAATTAGCTTTGAGCTAAAAAGCAATAGTCAAGGACAGAACTATGAGGATGCAATTAGACAATATCGTACAACTCGAAATCCGAAAGATCGTTTATTTCTATTCAAAGCAGGATGTTTAGTCAACTTTGCTATGGATACTGAAGAAGTTTATATGACTACTCAGTTGGCGAATGAAAAAACTTTCTTTATGCCTTTCAACATAGGAAAAGGAGAAGGCGTAAATTCAGGTGCAGGAAATCCACAGTTTCCTGATAAATATAGTGTTTCTTATATGTGGGAGGATATCCTTCAAAAAGAAACTTTAGTTGAATTGATTACTAAATTTATCTTTATTGAGACCAAAGAAAGTAAGGATCCGTTAACTGGGAAAAGAAAGATAAAGCAGCGATTAATTTTCCCAAGATATCACCAGTTAGATGTGATCCGTAAAACTTTAGCTGATTTGAAGATCAATAAGACATCGCAGAATTATTTAATTCAGCACTCTGCTGGATCAGGAAAAACAAATTCCATTGCATGGCTTGCACATAGACTGGCTAGTCTTCATGACGATGATAATCAAATTATTTTTAATAATGTCATCATTATGACGGACAGGGTGGTCGTGGATCGACAGCTGCAAAAAGCAATAATGGGTATTGAACATAAAGCTGGCCTTATTCGTGTTATGGATGATAAATGTACGTCTGAGGATCTTAAACTGGCATTGGAAAGCAATACTAAAATTGTAGTTACTACGATCCAAAAATTTCCATATGTTGTTGATTTGATTAAGGGTGATAGTAATTCGTCTGATGTCTCACTTAAAAATAAGAAATTTGCCGTGATTATTGATGAAGCACATTCGTCAACTGCTGGTAAAGATATGATGGCCGTAACAGAAGCTTTATCATCATCGGATAAATTCTATGAACAGGACATTCAAGATCAATTAGTACAAGAAATTGAAAGTTCCGGAAAGCAAAAGAACGTAAGTATGTTTGCTTTTACAGCAACACCTAAGCCAACTACTTTACGCCTCTTTGGACGTTTAGATAAACATGGCAATTATCGAGCATTCCATTTGTATAGTATGAAACAGGCTATTGAAGAAGGATTTATTCTTGATGTTTTAGCTAATTACACGACCTATCAAACATACTATGAACTTAATAAAGAGGTTGCTGACGATCCAGAATTAAAGACGGCCGATGCCAAACGACAAATAGCCCAGCAAATTGATTTAGATGACCAAAACATTGCTCAACGAACAAAAATTATTATTGAGCATTTTCGTAAACATGTGATGTCAGAATTAGGTAATCAAGCTAAAGCAATGGTTATTATGTCATCTCGTAAGGCAGCAGTTAAGTACCGACAGGCATTTGAAAATTACATTAACGAACATCATTATGATGATATGGGGATGCTTGTTGCCTTTTCTGGCAAAGTTAACTCAGAAGATGATAAAAAGGAATTTACTGAAGCTTCGATGAATGGTTTACCAGAAGATCGTACAGCTAAAGAGTTTAATAAGCCTGGATATCGCTTCTTGCTAGTGGCTAATAAATATCAAGTAGGGTTTGATCAACCTAAGTTATCTGCTATGTACGTCATGAAAAAATTGCGCGGAGTTAATGCAGTACAAACCCTTTCTCGCTTAAATCGTATCTGCCCACCATATGAAAAGACTCCATTTGTGTTGGATTTTGTTAATGACTATAAGGATATTGAGGCCGCTTTTGCTCCTTATTACACTACTACTTTATTAGCGGATACGGTTAATCCGCAATTAGTTTATAACTTAGTAGAGAAAATTGACGGATTTTATATAATTGATCCGCAAAATATTGAGGGTGCAAATATTATTCTTCATAAAGCAAAAATTCAAAGTCGAGATAAGAAAAACCTTAATTTCTACTTTGGCGCTACGGAAAAGAAGATAGAAGAATTAGACGAAAATTCTCAACGTGAAGTTTTGACTACATTAAAGCATTTTGTGCGCTGTTATGAATTCCTTTTGCAAGTATCTAGCCTTAAAGATGAAGAATTACAGAAATTATATAATTATGTATCTTATTTAATGAAGTACGTAAATATTAGTCGACCAGGACAGGGATATGACCTGACTGGGAAAATAAAAGCCAGCAAGTTTACTCAGAAAAAGACAGGTCAACATGTAGTAGGCACGAAACGATCAAATCCAGTGGTAAAGCTGCCGATGGCGGATGATGTTGTGCTTAGTGAGGATAAAAAGAAAAAACTATCCGCAATTATTGAAGAAATTAATCAGACCACTGGATCTAATTTTGATAAGGACGTTGCTGTTAAATCCATGCTTCAAATTAGGGATCTAATGATGAAGTCAGATAACTTAAGGAGCAGTGCCAAAAATAATAATGAGCATGACTTTGAACTATCTTACTTTGATCACATTGACAATATGTTGATTGAGGGGCTTGAACATAATAAAGACTTTTTCACTTTGCTACTTAATAATAATGATATTAAGAAGGAAGTTTTGGGGACTTTTGCTGAGGAAATATACAAGTCACTACGTGAAAGCAAGGTTAAACAATAATGAATGAAATTATGCATCCAATTGAAAATACACATGATTTAGTCCATATAGTTAAGCCAGATATAGAGGCCATTGCAAAAGCCATTAAGTCGGATGATGAAGAAAAAATGAAGAGCATTCATATAAAGATCGATGGCAAGTACTCAACATATATACCAGGATTTGGGAAAAGTATGTATGGGTACAGTTATGCTGATGGCTTTGCTTATAACTATATGGGGAAAGAATCATATCTTAACAACTTACGTATCATGAAAGGAAGACTAGAAGGGTACCTTTGCAGTTTTCCAACTCCTCAAAATTCAAAGATATCACAGGATATTAGTGTGAATGTACCTGTTTCAAATTCCAATGACATTAATATAAATCTTTCATTTAAAGATGCTAGGAAGCAAATAGAGGAAATGCCAGGGCTGAATGAGACCGAGACCGAAGAACTGAAGGCAAAAATTGATGAGCTAGAACAAATAAATAATGAGAAAATATCAAAAAAGAAAAAATGGGAAAAGGTAAAACCTATCATTTCTTTTGTATTGGATAAAGGGGCAGATGTTGCAATTACAATTATGGGGTTAATACTTCAAATGAAACTTGGCATTTAG